TCGAGGACTTCGGAGATACTTCGCCTTGGGTTACTGGTCGATACACCAAGGTAGCAGGCGAGGTTCGAGGTCGTGGCCCTGCTATGCAGACCTTACCCGATGTTCGATCGCTGAATAAAGCGAAGGAGTTTGTACTCCAGAAGGCGGCTATTGACCTGGCGGGTATGTACACCGCTACTGATGACGGTGTGACCAACCCATATAACCTAACAATTGCCCCAGGTATCGTTATCCCTGTAGGTTCTAACAACACAAGCAATCCGTCTATACAACGTTTAGACACTTCGAGCAATTTACAGCTAGCGCAGTTCGAGATTAGCGAGCTACAAAACGCGATCAAGGTGGCGTTGTTCAATGATCTGCGTGACCCTACTGGCCCTGTACGATCTGCCACTGAAATAGCCATTGAGTCGAGAGAGTTAGCCAAGCGTATCGGTTCAGCATTCGGTCGATTACAGACTGAAGTCCTAATGCCAGTTCTGAAGCGTTGCGTTGCTATTCTAACGCGTCGAGGATTGATTACACCTATCCAATTAGATGGCGTAGATGTAGACGTGAAGTTCACTTCTCCACTGGCTAGGGCGCAGGATGCCGAGGACTTACTTGCAGTACAGCAGGCGGTGCAGTTTGTACTCCAGACAGCAGGTCCAGAGCAGGTAATGATGGCGTTTAAGACTGAAAACTTTGGTACATGGGCGGCTGAAAAGACGGGTATGTCTAGTGAGTTGGTACGATCTGACTCTGAGAAACAGCAGATCATCCAAGCAGGCGCGGAAGCTGCACAGATGCAACAACAACCACAATTACGGGCGGTTGAATGAGTTGGGAAAATTTAGAGATAGACCAAGAAAAAGCAAATAAGAGCAAAGCCCAGATCAGAGAAAAACAAGTCGAGTTAGCCAAGGCTTATCATCGCTGTTTTTCTACTGATGACGGGTTTAAAGTTATTGAGGATTTAAGTCGCAGGTTCTTAATCGACAACAATACCCCACTGAGTTCGCAGAATATCAACTATGAAGCGGCCTATCACAATGGTGAGGGTGGTGTAGTTAAGTTTATCCTGCATTTAGTAAGGCAAGCGGAGGAGTTATGACCGAGACTAAGAGAAAGCCGAGGGCTGTTCAGCCTAAATACACTTTGATCTGCGATGAGAAAGATTGGTTGATATCGTCAAAGTTCAAGTTTGAATGGCTAGATAAGATTGCAGAGCAGTACAAGTTCGATAAGTTCCAATATATCCACAAGTTTCGTGCGTTTCGCTGTTATCAAGGCGATAAGCATTTAGATTGGATCGACGTTAACGATTTGGCTTTATTGAATGGTGAGCGTCGAATCATGGAAATCCTGTTGAAACACCAGCAGGTCAGTCCGAAAAGGGCTGTTATTCAATATCCTTGGAGATAGAGTTATGGAAGATCAGGCCGTCATAGACGATACCCTGCAAGGCGGGGAGTCTTTGTTAGATGAATCAAGCCCTACGTTGTCAGAGGGTGAATACTTTTTAACTGAAGGCATTAAAGGCTCAGGGGAAACCCCAGAGTGGTTTAAGGCTGACAAATATAAATCAATAGCAGACCAAGCCAAGGCGTATACAGAGCTAGAGAAGCGCTTTGGTGGCTTTAAAGGTGCGCCTAAAGAGGGTTACTCTATACCCGAGGGCGTAGAGGATGGCGACGAGCTACTCTCTGAGCTAAAGACGTTTGCTGAAGAAACCAATATGTCACAAGACGCATTTAATCGTGCGTGGGATTTGTTGGTTGCACAGTCACAAGCGGTCGAGGAAGTTTCTGTAGAAACCGAACTGGCTAAACTTGGCGACAATGGACAGCAGCGCATTAAGACTGTTGAGCAGTTCATGAAGAATAACCTAGACCCAGAGACCTATGAGCGCGTTCGGTACGGTGTAAACAGCGCTGAGGCGGTTGAATTGGTTGAGGCTCTGATTGGCGCTACTGCTCCCGCTAAACTGCCGATTGATGGCGTAGTTGAGCCAGGCGGTATCACATGGGAAGCAATCGAAGCTGAAATGTACAAGAAAGATCAGAACGGAAACCTACTTCGTTCGGTTGATCGGAACCATGAAGCTAAGATTCAACGCATGATGAAAGAGTTTGGTGGAGATCGTCCTTATACACAAACGTTTGGTTAATTTGATTTCTTATAACCAAGTGTTATTATAGTGTAGTCGGATACCCCTTTGAGGCCTGGCAGATTATTAAGGTTGTAGACTGACCGAATCTGTCGGGCACTCAGTCGAAAGCCTACAAAACTTTTATTAATTACTCGTTTTGAGGGTTATCACATGAGTAAAAATTTATCAGCTGTAGCGGTAATTGAGTTTGACAGTATGGTCAAGCATGCCTATCAGGGCATGGGCCTACTGAAAGGCGCAGTAACCGTCCGTAATAACGTTGTAGGCGATACCTACAAATTCCGCCGTATGGGCAAAGGTCTTGCTAACCAGAAGTCAACTTCTGACTTAGTGACCCCAATGGACGTAGGGCACGAGTTCAAGACTGCTACTCTTAGCAACTGGAACGCGCCCGAGTACACTGACATCTTTGACGCTGCTGAAGTCAACTTTGACGAGAAGCAGGAGCTTGCAAGCACTATCGCAGGCGCTCTTGGTCGTCGTTCTGACCAACTCGTTATTGATGCAATGGACGCTTCTACCCCATTAACTACTGCTATTCCAGAGGGCGGCACTAACCTCACTATGGCTAAAGTTATTGAGGCTCAAGTAGCACTCCGTGACCAAGGTGTACCTAACACTGAACTGTTTGCGGCTATTGACGCGAATGGTTTGGGTGGCTTGTTGAACGACGAGAAGGCAACTTCTGCTGACTATCAGGCAATCAAAGCTCTTGTTTCTGGAGAGATCAACACTCTGTGTGGATTTAACTTCATTGTCATTGAGACACGAAACGAAGGCGGTTTGACTGTAGCTGCAGACATTGTTGACTCTTGGTTCTTCCAGCGTCCCGCTGTTGGCCTTGCTATCGGCATTGACATGAAAACCGAAATTAACTGGATTCCCGAGCGAACCGCATGGCTTACCAATGGTATGCTGAAGGCTGGCTCTGTCGTACGCGACGAGGGTGGTTTGGTTAAAGTTCAATATGATCGCACAGCGTAAAGGAGACTAAATCATGGCATTTTCAAGAGACGGTCTTTCACGCATTGGTGGTTCTGGTGATGCAAACGCTGTATGGGTTTACTCATCTACTGAAGCACCTGCAACTGTTGCTGGTTCTGGCTTCTTCAACAACGCAAGCGCCGAGCTTACCGTTGGTGACGTAGTTCTGATTGTTGATACTGACGCACCTGCTGTCACTGTATCCTTCGTTATTTCTAATAGCGCTGGTGTAGTTGACTTGGCTTCTGGTACGGCTGTAGGCAACGTATAAGCACAATCGGGGGCTTCGGCCCCCATCTATTCTAAAGGTGAGTTATGGCTTCTAAGATAGACCTAATTAGTAATGCTCTCATTCTAATTGGAGACACTCCTATTAACTCCCTTACTGGTGGCACTCGCGCGCAACAAGTGGCATCGAACCTGTACGACAATATCGTGCAGAATGAATTGACTAAACATCGTTGGGGCTTTGCCAAGAAAAAGGCGCAGTTATCCCTAACAACTGAAACCCCAGTGGACGATGAGTGGCGCAGCATATATCAATTACCTACTGATATGCTTTTTCTTATCAAGCTGTACCCCAATACAAGTTATCAACTGTACGGTGACAAGGTTTACACGGACACTTCAAGTGCTTTGTACGCTGATTACATATACAACGCACCAGAGTCTGAATGGCCTGTATACTTCTCTAAGATGATTGAGTATGCCCTAGCTAGGGACTTTGCCGCATCTATCCGAGACAGCGATTCAGCGCGTCAGACAATGACTAACGAGTACATTAATCAGTCACGCATGGCTCGATACACTGACTCACAACAATATCCACAGGTTCCGATTACGTCTAACCCGTTCACTAATGTGAGGTTCTGATGTTTGATAACGAGAGCTTTTCCCACGTTGGCGGTAGCTCACCCGCACCCAGAATCTATACTTACGAAACACTGGATGAACGTACAGTAGTTTTAGGCGCTGGCTATTTTAACGAAGCGTACACAAAGCTACAGGTTAAAGACCTAATCATTGTTAATAATTCGGTTGAGGTTTACACAGCCAAGGTCACAGCGGTATCTAAAAACAGCGTGGTGGTCGCAAAAACGTCTTTTTTAGACCGAGAGTATGCTTACTACTACTTGAGCACAGAGACAGTTTTGCCTCTGAATGACGATGGTGTAACGTATACTGAAGTACCTAACATGGCGCTTGGTTCAGCGCGAGACTTTACTCTAGCCGATAATACTCTGACTTATACTGGTGTTGGTGGATTATTCCAGTTTGTTGGTTCGGTTGATATGAGTTCACAAAAGGTTGCTGACGTAACCATAGCCCTATCTATCAATGACGTTATTAGCCCTCAGTCTATTGTGCGGTCGTTTACGTCTGCCAATAAGCGTGGCTCTGCTTCATCTAACGGCATATTTCAGATTAATACGGGCGATGAGTTTCATGTAATGATTAAGGGAGATGGCACAACTTCTCTAGTTGTGGACATTTTCTCGATGAATTTGACCTTTATGGAGGTCTGATGGCTAAGTCAAGATTCTTTCAAACCAGCCTAGTTAGTGGCGCTCTATCCCCTTTATTAAAAGGTCGGGTAGATATCGACCAATACTACCAAGGCGCAGAGGTTGCTAAGAACCTTGTTATCGTCCCACAGGGCGGCATGAAGCGTAGGGCTGGCACTCAGTATATAGACCAAGCGTTAAACGTCTTAGAGCGTCTTACAGGCACTATGACAATGCCTAACGGGGGCACACCTGGAGACATTGACGATGAAGATGACGCTACGTCTACGAGCACGACAACGAATATTAGTACGACAAACCCGTATATTGTGGCGCAAATGGATTTGGGCAGCGCAGAATATATTGAAGTGGTTGATGTTAGGGGCATACTACTTACGTCTGGTACATCTGATGAGTTTGATATCGAACACTCTGACGATGGGTCGGCTTGGACAAAGCTCGTTGATATCCCTTTGCTTGGGCCGAGCGCACAAGACTTCCGATTCAAGGCAGGAGTCACCAAAAGATACTGGCGAATCGTCAAAACAACCGCCACAGACTTAGGTACTGCTAAGGTCACATTATCTGACTTTAACCTATTTAATGAGTCTGCAACGGCATCTAACGTCAAGCTGTTAGACTTCTCCGTAGAATCTGATCGACATTATTTATTGATCTTAACAGACAAGAACGTTCGGATTATTAGAACACCAGATACTTATGTAGCTGATGTTAAGATGGCAATGCAGTCTGCTGCCATTCCAGATGTTCGAGATACTCAGGTTGAGAACGTCATGCTGTTGTTTCAAGAGGACTACGCGCCTAGTCGATTAGTTAACTTAGGCACTGACTCCGATTGGTTCTTAGACCTTGCACCTTTCGTAAACGTCCCGCAGTTTGATTATAACGATGCCCTAAGCCCCACCCCCGTCAATGACGTACAAAGAATGACGCTAACGTCTTTTGTGGCTGGCGATACGTTTCAGGTGGACATTGAGGGCGTGTTATCTAAGAACATTACTTTTGCTGGTGACGCTAACGCAGATCAGAGAGAGTCAACTGTATTTAACATACAGAAGAACATTCAAGAAATGCCTGTTATGGGCGATACAGGCGTTAGTGTTTCCTATGTTTCTGCGGGTGTGTATGATATTACCGTAGGCGGTGAGTCAGCTAAAGACTTTGAGCTTTATTCGGGATTTGCGACCAGTGGAACGGCTAGTAAGACGGTTGGCTTTGTTAAGACTGCAAGCGGCTCACCAAGGAAAGAGGACGTATGGTCTGCTACTAGAGGCTGGCCTAAGACTGCGTGTTTCTATGAGAGTCGGCTAGTTATTGGCGGCACTAAGTCTAAGAGACAAAGCCTGTTTGCTAGTAAGACGGGTTCGTTCTTTGACTTTGATATTGATGATGGCGATGACGATGAAGGAATCTTTGCAACGATCTCGTCAAGAAAGCTGAATGACATTGTTGATGTATTCCCTGGCAGGACTTTGCAAATCTTTACTTCTGGCGCTGAGTTTGCGGTAACAGTTAAGCCATTAACACCAAGTACGGTAGCGATTACCCCACAGACTTCACACGGTGCATCTAACATTGAAGTACAGGAAGTGGACGGTTCTACCCTATTTATCGACCGCAACGGCAAGACATTAAGAGACTTTATCTACTCATTCAATGAGGATGCCTATACAACGCAGGATAAGTCCGTTCTAGCGTCTAACCTAATCAAGCAGCCTATTGGTCTAGCTTTGTTAACGGGTACTCAAAGTGAAGATTCTAACTGGCTATTCATCATTAACAGTGATGGCGGGGCGGCAATCCTAAATACTTTGCGCTCTCAGGATATTAACGGCTATACAGAATGGACTACCAGTGGATCATTGAAGTCTGGCGCTGTTGTTGATGATGAATTCTATGTAGTTAATGAAAGAGAGATTGACGGCTCTACCGTATCGTATGTTGAGCGCTGGGATTTCTCTTATCTAATGGACTCGTCTATTAAAGTAAGCCCAACACCTACCCAAACAGTTATAACAGGTCTTAGCCATTTAGAGGGCGAGACCGTACAGATTGTCGGTGATGGAATTGTGCTTAGTCCAAAAACCGTAGCGAGTGGTCAGATTGAATTAGACGCTAACGAGATCGGTTATTCTCAAATTGAATTGGGCTTAAACTTTGTACCAGAATTAGTACCAATGCCATTAAATACGAATATGGGTTCTGGGCAAAATGCGATGAGATTGAAGCGCATCATACGAGTGAATATGCGCGTCTATGAGACGTATGGCGTTCATGTGGACGGCAACCCTGTTCCGATCAGAACGTTTGGCTCTGCGCCAACCACGCCCTTAGATAGCGCCCCTACAGCATTAAGTGGCATAATAGCAGACGTATATGATGTTAATGGTTGGAATCGAGACGTTATGCCAACAATCAGTGTACCAGACCCAACGCCTTTCCATATCCAGGCGATTGAATACGAGGTGGAGTCAAGCTAATGGACCCGTTTACTATATTTGCAATTTTGGCTGCGGCATCTGGCAGTGTATCTGCTAGGGCTTCTTATATTTCTGGTAGGGTGCAAGAAGATGAGCTTAAACGTCAAGCCGAGCAAGAGAAGCTGGCGGCACAAAGCCGTGAGTTACAAAGACGACAAGAGCTAAACCGAGCGCTCGCGTCTAACATGGTTGGCATGGGGCAGTCTGGTCTTGCAGGTGAAGGCACTCCAGCAAGCATAGCCCTAGCAAGCGCTAAACAAGTTGGAATAAGTGAGGGGGCTATTAGCCTTACTGACAAATTAAGACAAGCACAGTTGCGACGGCAAGGCTCTGAGGCGGCACGAACAGGAAAGCTACAGGCAGCATCAACATTGTTGCAGACTGGAACACAAATTGCTGGCGCATATCAGGGCTATGTGCAAAGTCAAACTCCTGCTAAGGAATAATTAATGGCAATTAAGAAAATAGATTATTACGGTCGATTTGAGGCAACAGGCCCAGACTTTTCTACTGCCAAACGCTTTCAGGCACTTGCAGGTCTTGCCGATCAAGTTGGCGAAGCGGCTTCGCAGTTTGGGCAGGTTGCATTACAGGAGCGAGCAGATAAGGCGTCTAAGGCAGGTGCTTTAGCTGGTGCTAAAGTTGAGCGCGATGAAGAAGGAAATATCATTGCGCCAGAGCTACAAGAAGATACTACTTATTACGGGCAAGCATTTAATGAGTCCGCAATTAATTCTTATAAGTCTGGCATTGCTTTAGATGCAAAGCGACGGCTAGATGAGCTTGCTGTTGAGTTTAAAGATGATCCAGCGGCATACAAAGAAAAAGCAGATGCGTATCAAGTTGGCTTAATCAAAGGGCTTCCACCAGAAATACAGGCAGAAATACTGCCTCAGTTAGAGCAAGACATTTACTTTCGTGAAAGAGACTTAAAAAAGTCTTTTGTTGATCGCACTTTTCAGAAAAATTTAACTGATGTTCGGTCTGAGTTAGATTCGCTAGAGAATGAAATTCTTTATGCCGCTAGAAACAATGATACCGAGAAGCAACAGGCGCTAGAGGCTAGGCTATACAAAAGAATAGAAGAAGTTGGGGCATTTGTTGATCCAGCGGAAGCTAAGACTCGCCTAGATAATTTGAGCAAGAATGTTGCAGAAGAAATTTATTTGGGTGAAATTGACCGAATAGTTTTTAATGAAGATGAGGCCTTAACAACAAGACTTGCTAAAGGTGAAAAGTTCCTATCTGATCTAAGGGAGCTAGATTTTTTTGAAGACTTAACTCCAGATGAAAAGCGCGCGTTAGAGCAAAAGATTGATGTTCGAGTTAATGATGTTCGTATAGCGGTTGCAAAAGAGGCATCTCAAAGAAGCTCTGAAATTGCGTTAGAAGTATCTAACCTAGAGATTGCGGCAGCAAACAACCTTCGACCAGGCGATGAAATTATCGCAGACGCTAACCGTTTATTTAAAAACGAAGATATTACTGGCGATGAAAGAACGTCTATCATTAATAGGGTTTACTCTAATCAAGGCAAAACGCTAGACAAGAATCGTCGAATACTAGATGTTTCCGATAGGATTAAGGGAGACTCTAGCGTTGTAGTTGAGCAAAAAGGTATTGATGAATACTACGAAGACATATTAGAGCCGCAGTTAGAAGGCGTAGAAAACAAGTCACTTGTGCAAGCTAATTACATTAGCGCTACACGTATGGTTCCAAGCAAAATTAAGAGGCAGGTAAACCAGTTTATATCGTCTGGAGACCCAGCATTAATTACTGAAGCAGCTATGCTTGTTGATCGGGTTGATGAAATTCCTGGAATGTTTGACGCAATGGTTCCTCCGTCGGCCAAAATCTTTGCCACTAACATGGTTCGTTTAATGAGTGTTATGTCGCCAGAAAAGGCGTATGACCTTAGCAAGCAGTACCTTGGTGGCGAAATGGATCAAGCACGAATTAGCCAAAGACAAGCTGAAATTAAAAAAGAAAAGTATCCAGAAAAATATAGCCAGTGGACAAAAGATATCGTGGGTGACGTTAGCCCTATATCTATGGGGCTGGCAGTCCAGCAGTATCAAACCGTGTTTGAAGCGTATTTTACAAATGGCGCAGATAAAGATACCGCTCAAGAGCAAGCCGAAAAATTCTTGAATACCAATTATTCTGACTCTGCATTTGGGCCAATGATGTACCCGCCAGAGCAGTATTACGCTATTAGCGGTGACATTGAGTACATGAGAGAAGAAATAATAGCTGGCTTGTCTCAAGGCTCGGATATTTATGGGGACATTGACCCAGATAGCATCATGCTGTTAAGCGACGATGTAACTGCCAGAACTGCATCTGAAGGCAAGCCGATGTACAAAATATCATTTATAGATGAGAATGGAATCATTCAAACTACTAATGAATATTTTAT